GTTTGCCACTCTTCCTCCTTGGGCTCTAGACCCTTAAGAGCGTGGTCAAGAATTGCAGTCAGACTGTTGGCGGGAACATACTCGCGCACAGGAACTGCAGGACGCTCATCGCGTCGTGGCTCACGGGGCTGTCGACGGCCAAATGCCGCGTGATGATCCGAATTGTTATTGTTTGCAACACCACCGCGGCGACCAAATGCGCCCCAATCTGCATTGGATGCGCGTGATGCAGGAGCAGCAGGCTCAGGAAAAGGGGCATCGGTGCGGGTGGCGGAAAACATTCCAGGACGATACATTTTGGAAGGAAATAAGTGAAAGGAAAGGAAATGGAACTGTACGCATTACGCAAGCGGCCTTTAAACATTTAACCCGTTTCAATTTTTTAGGCAAGCTTACGAATCGTCAAACATCATTTTTCCTGCGCCTCCTGAAATTTCCCACACATTCCAAGATTCGCCGTATACCAAAACGTATGCGCGTCGACTATAGTTTCTATAATCCATTGGTGTATTTGCCAACACAACATACAATGCGGGTTCTATAGCACGGGTAAAATTCAATGTACCTGCGGGCGCTCCATCATCAAATCCGCCAAACGGCAGCGTGTAGATTTCAAACGGCTTGCTCGAATCATACAAATCCAAGGGCATGCGTGTATTTTTCCAGTAGGATACACCTTCGCGAAAAAATGCTATAGGCCATGCTTTTACACGGTCAATATTGGCAATAGTAAGACGCAATGATTGAATATATGGACCGTCGTCGGTCGTTGTCAGTTTCAAACGTTGTCCTGCCTGTCCTGCTGCCTCTGACCGCACACCCACCGTAAGTCGACTCAGTGCACCAATCATATCCACGACCAGTGGAACTTGTAGCGCAGCCGAAATCGACGCAGCCGCCATTGTATTATCTTCCAACGTAAATTGCTGGAACTGTGTATGAATAAAAGGAAATCGTATAACACGCGATTTGAGCCACGTTTGCACATCTGGTGGTACATACAATTGTGTACTTTCTAGCTGCATTACAATCTGTTTCATTGCCGAGTATGGAAGCGTAACTTGTGTTGTATCGACAGGTCCGTCCTGTGTGCGTTGAATCCGCAGTGGTTTCCCGCCCCATGGGGTAGGTTTCAAACGTCCGTCGCTTGCAACAATCAGTTCACGCAAATCCCGCAAATGTACACGAATACGGAAGCGCTGTTTCCGCATTGCAATCATTGGAAACCCAGGGTCAAACAAATGTTGACACCCAATCAAGGGAATTGGAACGCGCAGCATTGGCGGCGATGCAGCACGTCCAATAGCAAGCGTAGTTTCTTGGCGTGAACCAATTTCGTTGGAAGTCAAAAACGTTGTGGAAAATTCATAGGATTGTCGCAACCTCCAATCTAAATATTCGCCATACAGCTCGTGTACAATCACCTGGTCCTGGAAAACTTGGATTTTATTAATGATTTGAAATCCAATATTGTTACAATACCCAAATGTAACACCACTGGCATCGGTAACAATCCCAGATGTGTTGGCAGTCACTGCCGGTGGTGGTAACCACGTGGGGAGCTGAAAGTGTAAATAAAACGCGCGAGCTATATCACCACGATGGTCCAAATCAAAATCTACCCAATGCCCCCATTCCGGGGCATTTCGTGGCGCAGTAGTATAAATCTCCTTTGTAAATGGTGCAGCCTTAACAAATACGCTGTGAAAATACGACATCACTGGGTTCGCGGTAAAAAAGACATCTTTTTTTCCACGAGCAACTAATTCAAAAAGCCCGCCTGACATCCTTACAGTTGGCTTAGGCTATTTCTTTACGTAGAAGCACCGCATTGGCCGCAATAATCGCTGCAGCACCGATGCCTTGTGTAAGTGACGGCGTTTCACCAATAAAGACCCAGCTCAATAAATATGCACTAATAACACCAAAGAAACTCATCACGCTAAATCCAACGGTAGAAACTTTCGGAATAATGTAAAATCGCATTGCGTACCCTAAGAATCCAACAAATGTATTGAATGCTGCAACGGCACCAAGGCCACCCAAGGAAATATTAAATGTGGACGATGTTATGTATCCAATTGCAAGCAGAAGCACGGCGCCAACGACCCATAAGACTCCGCTGCTTCCATACATCTGCGCCATCTTCGTGAAAGGTTGGTCCGATTCATCATCTTTGTGACTCTTGAACCATAGGTAAATGCCGGTCTCAGTCAATGCAGCAACCAATGCTGCCGCCACACCTGCCGCCGACCAATTCGTTTTGGTCGGTTGTGACAATAAGACAGCGCCCACAAATGCCAAGCCAATCCATGGCAACGACGTCATTGGGATTTTTTCTTTGAATGCGAGCGCAGAACCAATTATATTGAAAACAGGATATGTATAAAAAAGCGCCATTGCGTTACCGGCGGCAAGTTTATCAAATGCGAAGTAACTTGTAAGAACATGCAACAAATTCAACATTCCTGTGGCAATTGTTTCGCCACTAAACAATACGTCGGGCATCAAAGGGGCGCCTGTAATGGCCGCGCCCGCAACAGCAAGCACGGTGAAAATCATCATACGCAACCCTGTTTGGAAAAACACGGAGGCATCTACAAGTTTTATTAACAGCGGGTAGGCTGATAATACAACTTCCGAAATAAGTAGCAACGCTTCATATATCATATTCTTATTGTGGAGACAGGATTTATTTGCGGTTACGACGTGACTTTATGAATCGCAAATGATTCTTTGATGGCGACTGCAACGATGCCCTTTTACGTGTGATGTTTGTGTTCAATGCCGTCACATTGCCTTTGTTTCCAAGACTAAATCTTCGCATGGCTTTATTGTTTCTTGTTACATTGCGCTTTGCAATCGAACGTGTTAACATTGCGCGACGACGCTGAATGTATTCCGGTTCGTTGCCGTTTGAATTTTCATAAAGAATATTTACCGCGTCTAGGTTATTATTCATTTACAATGAGCTGCGGTTTTTATTTAGAGACAAAAAGACTCTAGGATGTAGACACTATGAGTTTTCCAGTATTGAAGGCTGGCACAGGTACGGCCTTTCAACCCTTACCGTCTGTAGCACCGTTAGCCAAACCGGGTACGCAACGTCCTCGTGTGTTTCTAACAACGGTTCGTATTCCTGATGAACATATTTGGGCAAATGGGTTGTTTCAAAATGTATACGTGATTTACAAAATGCTGGAAGTGGCAGGATATGAGCCGTGGTTGCTTGTCGACAACAATGATAACAACAAGGATGCAAAGATTCACGAAAAGTTTCGGCTTACGGATTTCAAGGAATACATCGCAGCCCCTTGGCCTGTGGTCGCATACATTGAAATGGGAATGAGTTGCGACCCCAGTATTCGCAAATTTTTCCGCAATATGGGTGCAAAAGTGGCAAAACTTTATTTAGGCAATATTTTGAATATCGATATTGAAACTGTGACGTTTTTGAATGGTTTGAATTTTAGCCACCACGTTGCCGGCGAATTGGACGAAATCTGGACAAGCCCGCATTACGATTTACATGCAGAATATGCAGGGTCCATTAACGGGCTTTGTGGGAAAACACGGATTGCACCGTATGTATGGGACCCAATGTTTATTGAAGATTTGGGGTCGATGTATGATGGTGCAGGATTCAAAGAAACATCGCCGCGCAATTTCGTTATTATGGAACCCAACATTAGTTTCCAAAAGAATTCATTGATTCCAATTATGGCGCTTGAAGCCTATTATCGCAAATACCCTGAACGTGTCGAAGTTGCAATTGTCATTAATGGCAACAAATTCAAGGAAAACCCATATTTCGTACAATCAATTGCACCGAATTTGACGATTTTGCGGTCCGGCAAATTGCAGCTTATGCCGCGTGCACATATCACAAATATTGCAAAAGTCTTCAAGAACGCAATTGTTCTCCAACACCAAGTAAACAACGAATACAATTATAGCTTTTTAGAATTTGGAACAATGGGATTTCCTGTTGTCCATAATGTCAAAAAATTCAAAGACTACGGGTATTATTATGACGAAAATGATCTACAGGGTGCGGCAGCACAAATTGAGGCGATTGTAAAAGGTCACGAATCGGTGCGAGAAGCCTATAAGGCGCATTATAAACAGCTTGCGTGGCGCTTTAGTCCATACAATCCTGAAAACATTGCGGCGTGGCGTCAGCTTCTGCAAAAGTAATCGCGGTCGCGATATTATTATTTGAATATGTATTACAAATTCAAATAAATGATGTGCGCCTTCCGGGAATCGAACCCGAGTCTACTCCTTGGAAGGGAGTTATTCTACCTCTGAACTAAGGGCGCTTCGCATATTCGGAAGATAAAATGGGGCGATTTCAAACGCAGCGGTTTCGTGTGCAAGCATTTTTGCCTTTTTGATTTTATAATGCTTGGTCTAAACCGGTACCAACTAAAGTAAAGCAGACATTATGCGCATTGGCGTTACAGTTCGGTTCCAAAATAGCTACTTCAGTGGCTCGGTGCAGCAAGTGGCATGTGCGTTAGCACGCACATTGGCCACGACCGGTCACGACGTAACACTCTTGCGACCCAAAGAAGATCCTGATTGGTTTATTGATGTCAAACAGTATGCCGATAAATTGCCGCCGCGCATGGCGTGGGATTCCAGCATGCGGTTTGATTTGATTGTGGAAGTCTGCTGGTCTCTAACACCCACCGAACGTGCGGTCGCCGCACCAAAAGTTGTGTGGATGACGCATTATCCGCCCATTTTCCACGATATGGAATCCAGCGTGTATATGTGGAACCCTGTGGCTCGCAGTTTTGAAAACTTGGCTGCGATTTGGATGTATGATTTCTATAGTAAACAGGATGCTGCCTATTTGGAACTATTGTCGAATGTACCAGTGTACACAGTGCCTTATGTATGGGATGCCGATGCACTTGACACATTTGTATCCGAAAACTCTATTCCGCCCTGGTCACAATCCGCAAAAACGTTGGAAAACTCCATTCCCAAAGAAGCACCCAAAATGCTGTCTTGGTGCGCACGTATTGTGGAAAGCAACTTTAGTAACACGAGTCATTGCATACTGCCGCTGAACATCATTAGCCAGATTCGCCTTCGCGGCGACCCTATTCGTTTCAGTGTCCACAATGGCGAAAAAACGGGCACAAATGAATTCTTCAAATCCAACATTGTTCGCAATTTAGCTTTGCCTGATATAAGCGGCAATATGGTGCCGCGTGTACGCTTACCTGATTTGCGGCGCGATAAAGTCGTGTTTGTGGCACATCAGCGGTTCCGTCCCTTCAAATCGTATATGTTGGACGCAATGTATTTGGGAATGCCTATGATTCATAACAGCGCTGTGCTGAAAAACTTGGGCGCTCCGTATTACTACGAACTCAATCAAATCACGCAGGCTGTGGAAGCATGGAATCAACTAAAAACGGACTATGCTGCTGGCAGCGGATTCTTTGCAGAAAAGGCGCACGCCGTACGCCAGCTTGCGCTGCGTGGTCGGTATGGACCTGATGCAGTCGCCAAATCGTACAATAAAACGGTTGAAGCAACGCCTGAACGTCGTGCGAATGCGTCCGTTGTAGCGGCGGCAGCCCCAGCAGACCCAACGGCACTTCGTGTAGCGTTCTGCAATATGTGGGACCAATTCCAACCTAAACACAACTTTTTTATGTATTTGCTTGCGTGGGCGGGTCATCAAAACGGCATTCGTGTTGTCCACGACCCTTTGACGCCCAATGTAGTGTTTTTCGGCCCCTTCAGCAATGGCGAAGAATCTAAATATCCTGGTGTCCCCAAGGTATATTTTACTGGCGAAAATGCACCACCCAATGCACACACAGATACGTTTTTGAACTTGGGGTTCCAATACAATACAACGTCTTCTTACATTCGTCTGCCACTATGGGTCTGTGAAATTAACTGGTGGGGCGCGGATGTGGAAAAGGTCGTGAATCCACGCTATGTGTCCGTGAAAGATGCAACGACCACGGACCACGCCGTGTTGGATGCAAAATCTAAGTTTTGTGCATTTGTGGCAACAAACCCCAACAATCCCAATCGCAATAACGCATTCCAAGCACTTAATAAATGGCAACCTGTGGATAGTGGTGGTCGTCTATTTTGCAATTTACCTGGCGGTCCCATTCCTGCCGGTTTGGGTGGCGGTGGTGGCGAATTGGCCAAAGTGGAATTTTACAAGAAATACAAGTTTGCACTTACGTTTGAAAACAGCTCTGCGCCAGGGTATACAACCGAGAAAATCTTCCACGCCAAAGTTGCAGGATGTGTACCAATTTATTGGGGCGATGCATTTGTAGACCGCGATTTTGATTCTCGCGGATTTATTAACGTAAATCAGGCAAAAGGTGAGGAAGACTTGATTGCGTTGGTATCCAAGGTTGCAGAGAATGAGGAAGCGTGGCGTAAAATGGCGGCTGTGCCTGCGGTGTCGGAATTCAAACGTCGTTGGTGTGAACGTACAATGGAAGAAGTCGCCAAACGTATTTTCAAACGCGTGCTTTCCAAGGATGTGAGTGTAAGCGGCTGGGAAAACGCACAGGCATTTGGAGCATTGTATGAATCTGGGTCTCCTGCTGTTGCACCCCTTATTGCAAACATACCAACTCAGTCGCCGCCACATTTGATAATAACAGAAGAAACTGCCACAACGCGTGCTGAATCCACGGGTCGAATTTTTGTAACAGCTGCAAATACGAAATTCGTAGAACCTGCGGCAAATCTGTTGAAATCCTTGAGCGCCCACGAACCATCCATTCCAAAGATTGTCTATGTGTGGCCAGAGGTCTCCACAGAGCATCGCGATATACTCAAGATGGTGGGTGCATCCGAGATTCGTGAGTTCCCAACAGGAACCGAAACCCCCTGGCCCGATTTTTGGGATGTACAGCATTTTGCATGGAAGTTGTGGGTGCACGCAGATATGCAGGCAAAAGCACCTGCGGGCGCATCCGTCTTGTATTTGGATGCCGGCGTTGTGATTGCCGCACCCATAGAGAAGATTTGGGCACAGATTCAATCTGCAGGTGCATTTGTATTAAATGACGATGAGCAGACCAATGAGCGTTGGTGCCACCCAACATTTTGCGAGCATATGAAAATGACAGCCGAAGAGGGCAAGGGCAATCAAATCACAGCCGGTTTAATTGGGTTCAAAGTCGGCGCAACCACTGTAAGCAGCGAAGCGCTAACCGTGGCAAAAGCACATCGCGCGGTGATTGTTGGCGATAAATGGAAACCGTATGGTGGCGCCTGTATGGGTCATCGTCACGACCAATCTATTCTAAGTCTTCTAACAATGCGCGCGAGTTTACCTCGTGTGCCACTGCGCGATTTTTATTGTGATAAATCAATGCGCGCAGCCCAACAGGGCGCCAAACCACTCTATGTCCACCGTGGCAATTTCCGCAGCATTGTGCCATTTACAGAAGGCATTGACGAAGCCTATGTAATTAACTTGGAACGTCGCAGTGACCGATTGGAACGTTTTAAAACAACCCATCCAAATATAAAAGACCGTGCATATACGTGGCGTGCAACTGATGGGCGAACACTCTCTCTTACAAGTGAACTCGCGCATCTGTTCCGCAACAACGATTTCAAATGGAAAAAGGCGGTGATGGGCTGTGCACTTTCCCATCTTGGTCTTTGGGAAAAGTTGGCAAACGACCCGCTTGCAAAATCCTATTTGATTATGGAAGACGACGTTGTATTGGACAAGCAGTGGTTGATGAAATGGGTGTCTGCCAGTACATTCATTCCCAAAGATGCAGACGTGATTTATTTGGGCGGTGTTTTACCGCCCAACAAACCCGCCGTGCCTACAATCACGGAATCCATTAATAAGCATTTTGCACGTGTTGCCAAAAATGCGCTGTTTGGACAGCCTGCACGCCGCTATTTCCACTTTTGCAACTACGCCTATGTACTCACACAATCTGGGGCGCGCAAGCTATGCGCGCTAGTCAAGGAGCGTGGTATTTTTACCAGTGGCGACCATATGATTGTGAACCACGGTGACGAACTCTTGAAAATCTACTTTACAACACCGTTTTTAGCCACCTGTTTCCAGGAGGACGACCCTGTGTACCAAAAATCCGAGTTTAATAACTTTGACCGCGTGGACGGATTTGATAGCGATTTGTGGAATAACAGAGATGCGTTTACATTGGAGGAAGTCAACACAGCAAAAACGACCAAATCATCCACAGTGTCAGAGGACACCACAACCGCGATTTGGAATAACTTTTTGAAACAATGTGCAATACAAAATGGGGATGGTTTGCGCACGGCACTTGAGGCCGTGTTTGAAATGTGGCGTGCACGCGGACCTGAAGAATTCAACAAGAACCTGGGTTGGTTCCGTATTTTTGAACAACTTATATTGACGAAAAACGAAAAATTAATGGCGCACAAAGAATTTATTCTTGAAAAAATCAAATCCACATATGTGGTGAATGATGAAAGCATTTGGAAAAAGGTCCACGATGCCCTGGAAGACAAACAAAAAGCCGCATCTCCTGCGATTACAATGTATAATCGTCCGTCAGTGAAAACAACGCCAGTATATCATATGAAGCAAATTAATGCAGAAAAAATCTTTGAAACACCGTGGTTGGATTCGTTGTTTCCTGCACCCATTGAATGGCGGTCATTTGAAACACTAGAACCGCTATTGGCGCATACTGGTACACCTGTGATTTTGTATCAAAAGATTCCAGGCATTGATGTATCACGGGTATTTCAACTGATTGCGGAACTGCTGGCTGCCAAACAAAAACAATGCGTCGTGTTGCATTTGAGTGATGAATTTGCAAACGACCCTATTGATTTCTATAAACATCCAACAGTGCACAAAGTATTGCGTAATTACTGGCGCCCTGATATTGATTCGGCGATTGCAGAAAAGGTTGTATATTTGCCACTTGGTTATGCTCCCAATCGCGACGGTGCACATTTGGGCACACCGCCTTCGTTTGGGGAACGCAGCGCGGTGTGGTCATTTGTAGGAAGTTTGGACCGTCCTGGTCGCGCCGAGGCATTGAATGTGCTACAGGCCGGTGTGACAGGCGGTGAATTGCACGCCAAACCACGTTGGGATTCACCCAATTTGTTAGAAGCCGAAGCATACAACGAACTGATGCGAAAAACGAAGTTTGTCCCCTGCTTCCGCGGCAGTCGTGCATTGGAATCCTACCGCTTGTACGAAACCCTTGAACACGGCGGCATTCCTGTGTATGTGAAATCTGAATCCGCGGATTGTGCAGATGAGTATGCAGCGGTGCTTGGCAAACACCCATTGTTGGGATTTACGGATTGGAAACAGGCGGCCGAAAATATTCCCAAGTTTTTGGGACGTCCTGAAGTTATGGAAAAACACCGAGTTGCGGCACACGACTGGTGGGTAGCAACAAAGGCGGCGATGCGTGCCAAAGTTGCGGAAGCCTTGCAGATGCCTTAAAGACGCAACACTTTGGGGTATATATAGATGGCCGACAATTTGGAAGAATTACTAAAAGAACTCACCGTGACGTCCAAGGAATCTTTGACATCACGACGAAAATTTCTATTTGCAGGAACCCATTGTCATCAAACAACCGGTTACAGCAAAGTTGTATATCATATTATTCAAGAATTGGCAAAACATTCTGGTATTGAAATCTACCATTTTGGATTCCAGAAATTCGTAAATCCGCAAGGTGATTATCGTCCGTATCCTGCAGGTGTACACGTCTATGACCCTATGGCCGAAGAACGTGCCGAACGCGCGCCAAAAGAAATGGGCTTTGGATTTTCCATTTTTCAAAACTATATTGACACTGTGAATCCGGATTTTGTACTGATTTACAATGATGCAGGTGTTGTTTGTCGGTACTTGGATAAGATGAAGTTGGAAGGGCGCAAATACAAATTGTATGTGTATTTGGACCAGGTGTATCGCATACAGCGTCCTGAATTTTTACAACGCATCGATGATACGGTCGACGGGTACTTTGCTTTCACATCGTTCTGGAAATCGGTGTTAGAATCGCAGGGTGTAAAAAAACCCATACACGTTATGCGCCACGGGTTTGACCCTGAAACATACAAACAGCTAGACCGTGCAACGGTGCGTAAAAAACACGGAATTCCTGAACATCTTACAATTTTCCTGAATCTGAATCGCAATACGCCGCGCAAACATCACGACATTGCAGTAATGGCGTTTGTGCAACTTATTGCACGGCATCCTACAAAACCGTTGGCGTATATGGCTGTGTGCGATAGTGGCGAATCTGGCGGATATCCGATTCAGGAAATCTTTTTGCGCGAATTGGAGCATGCACGGTTGCCGCCACAATTGCACGCGCAAAAACTTATGATTACAACGTCTTCGTTAATGTTTACGGACGACTTGATTAACGAAGTGTATTGTTTGAGCGATGTGGGCGTCAGTGCAGCCGATGGAGAAGGGTTTGGATTATGTAATTTTGAGGCGATGGGTGTGGGTATTCCTCAGGTTGTGCCTCGGATAGGTGGTCTACAGGACTTCTGTCATCATGGGGAAAATGCAATGACGGTAGAACCAAAATTTCGGTCGTATTTTGCAATCTCACAAAGTTCAGTTGGTGGGATTGCAGAGCTTGTGGACCCATTTGATTTGTCCTTAGCAATGGAGGAATACGTGATGGATAGTGAATTGCGTGCACGTCATGGAGTTGCTGCGCGCGAAACTGTGCTTTCCTACAAATGGTCTTCAGAGGTTAATGTGTTGGCAAATGTCATTTTGTCTTGAGCAGTGCATCAGCAAGCCACCAACCCACGGCGGCAGACAAATTATCACCGACTTGCGAATTCAAAAATGTGTCGGGTGACGATTTGCCGCCGGGCCACGCTTTCAAATATGTATTTATAAAATACATCATCGGGTTTGTATTTTCAACCAATTCAAATATTATGTGAGCAACTAAAAATACAAGGAATGCAATATTCCAATGACGTGCAATAACACCAACGGCAAAATGAAGAAGTGAATATTCATCAAACAGTGCTGTTCCCATCTTCTTAGTCGGGGCCGCGATTATTTACTGCTTCCAACAAATGCTGATGCAACTTTCTTTGCATTTGTGGACAAAAACTCATTCCATCCGTTTGGTTCGTATGTCATTAAAAACATACTTACGAAACTGAGTACAACACCCAACAACTTTACTGGCGATATGGATTCCTTGAACCAGAACAGCCCAATAAGTGTAACAATCAAATCGCTGCTCAAATCCCAAACAAGATTCATAATTGTTAGGGATTCAAAGGCCATTGTCTTCAAAAAGATAAATGGATTCAATGCATACAGGGCAACCGGAACCATCATCCACCATTTGCTCCATCCCAAATGCACATTTTTGATTGTTGGTAATGCAATAGAATCAATCACTCCAAACAGGAGTCCAAATAATAGTGTTGCCCACTTGAACATCTTATGGTGGGTTGCTAAAATCTTTGCTCTTCTTCCGATTTCCACCAAAAGAATTTGCATTATCAATTAACGATGGGTTATTGACTTGTGTAAAATACCCGGACATTGCGTTTTTTTGTATATTTTGTTATACATTCCACAAGTATAGTCGACGATGTTTAACAATTCAGACCCAAAAACCAATGGGGAAGAGCGATTTTTTTTAAGCATCAAAGATAAAATCAACGTTATATTTGATGTTGGATGTCGTTCGGACAGCGAGTTTATCCCTTTTACGGGCGAAGTTCATTATTTCGACCCTGTAAATGAATTTGTTGAACAATTAAAAAGAACTTCAAATTCAAATTCGCGCGCATATTTCAACAACTTTGGATTGGGCGAAGCAGACGAACAATTGTATTACTATCCTAGATATCAATCCTTTTACGATAGAATTGCCAGTTGTAATGTAAGCGACGATTCAAATAAAATTTTATTAAACATCAAAAAAGGAAAGAATTACGTTTGTGACAACAATATAACAAACATTGATTTTTTAAAGATTGATACCGAAGGACACGAATTAAGTGTACTAAAAGGATTCGAGGATACGTTGGAAAATATAAAAATGATACAATTTGAATATGGTGGAACATTTTTAGATAATAATGTGAAATTGAATGATGTCATAACGTATTTAGAACAAAAAGGATTTTGTAAGTTTTCCTATTTGACAAACACCGGTACGCATCTTATCACAGACTTTGCAGACCATTATAATTACTGCAATATTGTATGTATAAACAAAAACAGTACAAATGATTATTTTTAAGATTGTAATTTTAATGAATGATTTGCAATTGCATGCATATGTTCTACGAATGCTTTATGATTCATTGTGTGTTTCATAACATTGCAACTTTTGCAACAGGGTTTACAATTATCAATGACATACTCGTGTTTTGAATTATCAACTCTATCAATTCCAACAGTATGTTTGGATGACTTGTAACCACATAAATAACATTCTGAATTTAACAAAGTAGTCCATTGCTCTTTTGTTAAATTAAATGCAAACTTTCGTGTTTCAACGGTTTCCTGTTTGTATTTTTCATATTTTAATTTCACAACGCGCTTATAATATTTACACCATTTGTCATAAAATGTGTGATCCGGTTTTGCATTTGAAATATTGGTAGCCTTTTCAAGAAAGAACTCTTTATCAAATGCGTGCTTAATACGATTGCATGTTTTACAACAAGGTACACAGTTGTCTGTAATGTAACCTTTTTTGTTGTCAACTCTATCAATACCAATACATTGTTCTGCTGTTTGAAACCCGCAATAATGACACGGTTTCAAAACAATAGACTGAAATTGTGACAACGATAGTTCAAATGCGCGGCCATTTTTGTATGCACGGCGCATCCAATCCTTGTAAAAGTTATCAATGTTTCTATACTGTTCTGATTGATAAATACGATTGCGAACTCGTTTGTTTTCAGCAAGGGATTGTTTTTCCATACATGAATTACATTTTGTTGCATCAGCGCCATTTGACAATACATACGATTCGTACTCTTTTTCACATACATGGCATAATCGCAGGAAACTGTTTTGAATTTGTAAAGCAGCGTTCATATTGTAAAGATTCAATAAATGTGCTGTATCTTTTTGTCGCTGTGATTCCAAACATTCGTTGCATGATTTCTTGTCTTTTTCACAAATTGCAAAACACCTTCTATCAATATCACAGTATTTAATACCCTTTTCCTTTTCTTCATCTCTATAAACATCACGCGTGTGCTTGCCACAGTATAATGAACCATCGTTTGATTGAAAGGTGCATTCTTGATGTTTGCAATTCGGTTGTGTGATTTGTTTTTTACGACATGTCAAGCACGAGCGTTCCTTTGAATCGTTTGGAAGAATAGAGTTGCATCCACGAAAGAAGAACCGGCACCATAGCTTGCCTTCTGTGATTCCAACATCATATATCTTATTTCGTTGATGTCGCTTGCAATATCCATCAATATTGTCGGTATCAAATTCACATCTGTGTCCTTTGCGTTTGCCTTCTTGAACAATCGCAACACACTGAACCATTTGCAAATATGAATACATTGATTTAGTTATTCAATTTTCTAAAATAATAACTTCTGTTGTTATTTTAGAAAAATTCGATTTGTACTTATTTCTAAGTACATGCAACAAGCTTTTACGCTTAGTTGCTGTATGCAAGACCGCCCCAATAGGTCTTGAAAAATCCACCGACTTTCGTCGGCGGGTGGACTGTACCTTAAGCAATCTCGGGTTGATTAGACCGTCATTGATCACCGATGCCTTTGCAGTCTCTGAGACTGAACCATATCCTATCATAGCGGATTTAGGTTCTAGCCTGCGGATTGCCCAATCCTTCACGTTATTACTATGTCCGAGGTCGTTACCCTGGATTCCATTGTATGTTTCCATACAAGGGTAGTAGTGAAGGCTGTAAGGGGTTTCCCGCAACCAGGTCATCTTGCAGTTCTTTGCAGAACCACTAGCCAGTAACACTGTTTGCCCATCGCTTGGATGGCAGCTGGCTGTTCGGCACAGGCGGATGACAATTCTTTGAAGAATTGCCGAAACCTTGTAGTTTATGCCGGACATGATACGGAGCACGTTGTAGTTAACAGCGTACACGCGCACTTGAGCGGACAATGTAGCACCCACTGTGTTGTTGGAGAGAGTGAGGATGAGTGTAGCATTGTCGATACGAGAGAAGTTGCATGTGCCAGAGGGCTGGTGCTCCTCGGGCTTGAGCGCGAAGGAGTACACGTTGATACCCACGGCAGGGATGTTTGTGTGGTGCTGGTAAGGCTGGACCAAGTTGAAGTACTTGCCCTCGCGCTCAGAGAAACGGTCGTGGCCGTTGAGCTGCACCTTGGCGGTCACCGTGGGGTTGTGGCCGGCCATACCCTCAACGCGGGTCACGGAGTAGCCAGACTCCAACACGGCGCGGTCGAACCAGTCGGAGTAGTTGAAGGGCTGCTGGCCCTTCCAGGGGTTGATGGTGGCATCATCGCAGGCCACGAACGAGTCGCGCTGCACAACCCAGACAAGCTCCTTTGTGGGGTGGTTGAAGTTGAGCTTGATCTTGTTGGCAGAGGATGTCACGGACTCACCGCCTGTGAACTGGAGCTGCTCGATGAGGTACTCGTGGGAGACCTGGGCG